CCTTCATCAACGTCTCTTGTGCATAATCGTTACCAAATCTAAGTAGCTCCGCCGCAAACATGGAGTTCGCATTAGCAGAGGCAAGTGCAATCGAACCGTCGTTGCCATCTGAGAATACTATGACTGCGCTGAACGGACTGTCTTTGCCGTAGCATGCAATAAGTTTGGTAGTGATGAACTGCAAGTGTTTCTTTTCCTCGTCATCCATACCGCCCACAATCTTCTCTATAAATTCTTTGTAGTTATCTGATTCCATTTAGTACCTCCTCTAGTTGATCAATATTTTTCTCGTTAACAATAAGCGCTTCACCGCCTGCTTGCATAATCCTGTTGAGGTTATGTTCTTGCAAAGCGGTTGTCTTCCCTCTACCTGCCTTGGCTTCGATGCCAATAAACAAACCACGGTGGCACACCAGGAAGTCGGGCGTACCCGCATTACCGAATCCACTACCAATCGGCATGGAATAGTAAGCGCCTACTCGTTCTAGGATTGCCCTGATTTGTTTCTTGACCTTAGCCTCTGGCGTCATTCCCATGTCTGGACTCCGTCGTAAACTTCGTTAAGTTTCTCCAAGTAGTGGCGCGCCTTATTCATGTCTTCATCGGCTGATCCCTTGCGCCCTGCACGCATAGAATACTTGATGACGTTGCCCTTTAAGAATCCTACGAATTCCTCTGTGGTCAAGACTGCTTGCATAACAGTCCACGGTTGTAGTGGCATATCTTTATAGTGGTTACCGCCCACTTGTTTTTCGTCTGCGCTCAAAATAAAGCCTCCTCGTATTGTGTTGTGTCTACTTTTTTCTGTTTGATTCTTTTGGGCTCGTTGTTAAGGAGCTTCGTGGGGAAAGGCCAAGTTGGATTTCTTCTGACCTTATCTGTCTGTTTAGGTAATTTCGTAGCCAATCATGTCCTCCTAAGTCGTAATACATTTCTTTCTGTGCATCACTAAGGCGTATGCTTACGGTTATGCTTCCTGTGATTTCACTTCTGGATCTTGGCATCATCCTTGTCCTTGTGATCGTGTGTTTCTGTTTCTTCTTTGTTAAAAAATATCTTCTTACAAACGGTGCACAACCAAGCAGGGCGAAAGATTTGATTCACCTCGCCTGTATGCACACCAAGAGGTCTGCCCTCATAGGTGTTGATCTTTTGGAACACTTGTTTTTTCCTCCATCCGGTCATCAGCACCTGCCGTCCATGTCCACGGCTTTAGCTCTGTACTGACGTATCGCCTCTAACTTAGCGTAGAACTTTTGAACATGCACTAGCGCATCGCCGTAACGTCCGCTATCTACATCGTCACATATCACCTTCGCTTCTTCTATTGCGTTCTGATACAAGGCAAGCTCTGCTAGTGCATCGCCCAGTTGTAAGTCTATCTCTCTTGTTTGATCATCCATTTGTTTGCTCCTAAAAATTTTGTCAAAATTGTCTGAAAACTTATTGTAGTCTGTTGGTCGTTGCGCTGACCCTTTACCTCCATCACTCATCGTGCACTCCTAATATAAATAACACATAACAAAACACCACAGTGATCCATGTTGATGCTAAACACAGAACTGCAAGCGTCATTAAAACTTCTAGTATGTCGTTCATTTCTTTCTCCTTAAAAATGGTGAGGGGGAAAATAGATTCCGCGCCCCCTCGGTTCGCGGTGAAGGAGGTTCGGTAAGCCCAAAATACCAGAGCATTGGGGAAGCCTACCGAATCAGTTTTAGTAGAGTCACATCTATTAGGCTCGTCTACCATTAGCAACTGTGAAATGCCCCAATGCTAATTCGAAAAGATTTCCTTTAATGCAGTATACAACTCTTTAGCCTGTGTAACAGACAGCTTGTCAAGTATTAGACTCGGTGTCCATTTGTCCTCGATAATCGCTTGGATCTCGTTGGGCACTTTAGGTCTGCGTGCGATTGTTACTACTTTCTTTTTAAAGTTCTTTGCCTTGACCGGCTGATACTCTTGAGTTACTGCAACAAGTTTCCCATCAACACGTTGCACAAAACCTGAGCGTATAAACTGCGTAACTAAAGATGAGACCGTTGTTTCTTTAAACCCTCTTGCGCCCAGTTCAAACGCTAGTTGCTTTTGCGTTAGGTTAGGATTGTCTCGGATGAAATGGAATGTTGCACGACTTGCGTTGTTGGTTGGTTTGAATAAGTGTTTAGGCATTGTCTTCTCCTTGTCTATGCGTTGTTGATCTTTATCCCATTCATTAGCGTCTTTTGTAAGTGCGCGCTTAAGTGCTTCTTGTATTGTTGACATACGTCCTCCTATATTGTTCCGTGCATGATTCTTTTACGACACTCCTCTTTTACTTGCAAAGGAATATCAGGCGAGATCTCAGACCAGTCGCATCGGTATATCACCACGCCTTGATGCGGAGCGAGTGACCAAATACCTAGCGTAGTTATCGCCGAGCAAACAACAGCAACGAGTATGAATTTAAATAGATCAGTCATAGTATCCTCTTGATAGCAAACCTAAGAACGCATATAACAGTATTCCATATATAGCAGTAAGTATTACAGTATCAGTAGTCCATGATGTCTCGACACCTAACAATGCTTTCTGTACCCAGTCTTGGTCGTGGTTATAGTAATTAACTTTAGGCTCGTAATAGATACCGATCTTTACTTTGCCTGTATCGTATGGTGTTACTTTCATTTACCTTCTCCTATTAAAGTATAAAAATAAAACGTTTTTCTTCGTCAGTTAAGTTATCAAGATGTTCCCACAATTCATCCTCGTACATTAACGAAAGGATGAAGAAAGTCATTGCAGAATCAAAATCATTTATTTCAATGTTTGTTTGCATTCTAGACAACACTAACCAATACGATTGTTTCAACTGAAAATACGTTCTTAAGTTACTCATTCTTGTCCCTTAGAAACTAAACTTGTCAAGGATCGCATCCACCGCTTTCTTGGTGTCTTGACGAACCGCCTCGTTCTTGCGTAGCTCGTTGGCATCTTTATGCAAGAGCGCTTGCTCAAGGGATTGCCGTGCCTCCTCCAAAGCCTTGTCACCCGTCACATTAAGAGCTTTGGTCAAGTCGCACAACTCGAGCGCACCATCAACGAGCGAGTCATGGAACCTACGTTGCTTCGCTTCACCACCTATGTAGTCAGTCGTCAGCCTATCAGACATACGCTTGAGGTGATCGCCTAGCCTACGCTTGATGTCCGCCATCGCATTGTCCACACGCTCTTGTGCCACGCGCTCCAACTGTTCCTGTAAATACTTCTGTGCATCATTGCCCACGTCCACGCGGAAGTCACCGCTTGCAGGCATCGGCATGTAGTTAACCCTGAACGCAAACTTAGTCATGATCTCGTTGGCAGTTGGGTAATCATCACGCTTGAACATATCCCCTAACGCCATAGCCTGCGCCGTAATGAGCGTAGGATAGATCTGCACAAATTCTTGTACGAGCTTGGTGAAGTCAGCCTCGAAGTCAGCCATCTTCTCACAGAACTTAATGAAGTTAACTGTCGGCAACATACGCAACCCTGAGTCACTCCAAGGCAACGTGTTGTCGTATACGAACTGGCGAATCTTACCAACGTATTGCACAATGTCCGCTAACTCATCACGCCCTGCGAGTAAGTTCTTGTTAACACGAGCAGAGTCCTTAGCCCCTGCGTTCTTATTGGACACGACCTCATCGGTCACGCCCTTGTCTAACTTGCGTGCAGTCCATACGCTTGCGTTGAACTCTACTAACATTGCACATGTGTCTAGGTTGTATCTTGTTGTCATGGTTGCTTCTCCTTTGTGGTTAAAAATTAGTAAATCTGTTGTGGGTTATTGAAATGGTCTTTGACTGCACGCAACACAAACTTGTTGAATGTGTATGCGTTGTTGACCATCATGCGTTCAAACACTGTACTATCGGATGACATCTTTGTCATCTCATCTCTCACTACTCGGCGTATATAGTTTTCAATCTCCTTCCTAAGTTCCTCATCGCCGTACTCCAACTGCATTGTGAGTGCGTTTGTTACTGAGTCTGTCATAACTGGTTCTCCTTTATTCTTGCTAATCTGATTCGGTTGATAACTTCATTGTGATGGCTTTGCAGTTTACGGTTGGCAGTCCGCGTACACAGCGCGCCGTACTGTTCCCACAGCACACGATAATCCCACGCGTTCAACAGTCTGTTAAACCTCGACTCGGACAGGAGCATGCCACTAACGTCTTTTAGTTTGAAACATTCATACCCGTTTGCTACCCAAAACTTTATGCCTGACGCTTCATGTATGAGGTGATACTCATCCATTATCCAAGGGCTAGTCTCTAACATCTCGCTGATCTCACGTCCTAGCTCGGACATGTATCTCTTACAAATACTTACTGGTATAAGTCGCATCATGATTGAATCCTTACTACCTTGCCGTGTTGTGGTACGAAGTCGGTGTTGTCAACGATACCCCACAGAGACGGGCAAGGCACGGCAGGATCATCACAGTACAAGTAACCGTCAGACAACCACAGTAATGCAGTAGGCTTGAGCTTCTTCTCCTCGATGTACTCGGTAACGCATGTCGGCGTAGTACCCCCGCCACCCTTGGGTGACATAAGACCTGCAATGCTGTCGTACTCATGAGGCTTGAACTCTTGGTCACCGCATACCTCTGTGTCCCACCACAGTACACGCACACCCTCGGGCTTAACGTCAGCACAGATCTTAGCGATCTCACCGAACACAAGACCGTAGTAAGGGTGCATCGAACCTGATGTATCACAAGCGATAGTCAACTCACCCATTGACTCGGTGAAGTGTGAGGGCATCACAAACCCACTCGCAAGCATACGCTTGTTGGGAGGACAGAACCTAGAGTTCTCATCGCCTGATGAGATAGTCTGAATGAACTCACGCAACGCCTCACGCCAATCAGTCTGACGTTCACGTGCAGTCTCAAGGATGTCACGCCCGCCCTCACCATTCCCCGCCATCTTACGTACAAGCATCTCGCCTTGACGATTGGCATCATCCACTTGCCTAGCGATTGCATCCTTGGATACGCCGTCAATCTCCGTATCATTATCGCCGTCACTCTTATCGTGCGAGTCCATTGGTCTGAGTTTAATAACCTTGGCATCTTTGAGTAATGCTTGCAAGATCTGAATGTAAGACATACCCTTGAACTGATCGTCAACAAGTGGCGGTACTTTTGTGGGGCGCTCAACGAACTTGAAGTCAGGGTCAAGCTCCTCGATCATGCCGTTGATACAGAAATCCATAGCAATGTTGTTGATGTGTGCGCCAAACTTCTTATCGAGATCACGATACATCGGCAACACGCAATGCTTGAGTGCAACGTGGAAGTTCTCGTGCAGTACAAGATAACGCAACTGCTTGAGTGTGAAGTCAGAGATAAACTCTGCGCCGTAGTACTTGTCCTTGCCATTAGTACCGGCAGTTGGCACGCCGTCCTTGACCTCGGACTTACCCATACAGATAACGCCGGACAACAATGCGAACTTGGGATGTCGCATGCAGTCGATGTTAGCTTTCTGAATCTTTTGTTGTGGTGTTAATTTATCAAAGCTCATAGTTCCTCCCGTGTTAATGAATAAAGCAATTCAATTCTGTTGTATACATCATCCAACTCCGCCTCGCTATCAACCTCCGCCTCTATGTCAGCGATAGCCATACGCTTAGCCATGTCAACCACAACTATGAAAGCAATGATCTTACGCTTGCCATCACGCATCGTGACATTGAGCGAAGTTTGGAGATGTATACCCTTCATGATTACTTGGTGCTGAAGTAGATCTTG